CGGGACTATGTGAAAGTGCATGGGTATCCGACTGAAGAACAATACCGAAACCAATTTAAGAAAAACAAAATAAAACGAACTACGATGGCAATTTACAAAGATAAACTTGAAACGTGCGACTATACTGGTGATGGCAAACCCATTCCGATTGCTGTATATCTTGTTATTGACACCGAGGAAGTTGTTGGTGCGCCTTTCCGTGATCTTATTACAAAAGTGGTGTATGGAAACATCTCTATGTCGTTTGCCGATTTTGAAAAGGGAGATTTGGGTGGATCGCAGGAAATCATGGCGGATATTGAAAAGTATGTAGTCGATAATTATTACAGATCATGAAATGGTATATCGGGCAACGGATTGTTGCGATAAAGGATCGCTCGCAAGTCTACTTCAAAAGAGGTGATGAATTTCAAATTAAGGGGTTAAGAATGGCTCCGTGTGGTTGCGGTCAGGTTGAAATTGATATAGGGCTTTCGGATGATAGAGTAGACGGTGTGATTTGTGTTAAATGCGGAAAAGGATCTATTTATACAGGAGCATTATTTTATGATGAGTGTTGCTTCACCCCTCTTGAACACATCGAAGAAGCCATATCGAACCTTATTGAAGAAACATTAACAGTTAAACAAATATAAACTCATGACAAATCAAACAGGGCGCATCAGTCAGCGCAAAACAAGTCAGACTGGCTCCACATTGCCGGAGATCGGCAAGATTAAGGTAGGGGAAAAGCGTGAAAATTCAAAGGGTGTAGAATACCCTACATCGCTTGATTACTTTAAGGCGACAGGCAACTTTGCCGCTGCGTTCAATGCGCAGTACGGGGATAAACCTAAATCACTTACGGTGGCATTTATCAGTGATGATCTCAATGAGGTCTGTAACGAGCGTTACGAATGCTGGGACAAGGGAAAACGATGGGGATGGGGCGATGGCGAAACATTTACCGTATGGGATGGGAAGGTGTATAAAGAGGGTATTGAAAAGACCGACCCAATGGTGACCAGTAAGAAATGGGACACCATGCTTACGCTGCGTTTTGTGCTGCTTGATATGCGTGGCATCTTGGGATACTGGACGTTCCAATCGAAGGGAAAGTCAACCTCAATTCCATCTATTGTGAAGGCATTTGACTATGTGAAAGAACGTGCGAGTACTATTATTGGGTTCCCTTTCCAGTTAGTGGTTGAAAAGAAGGTGGGTTACAATCCCGGAGACCCTAAAAGTTACCCAATGGTTACGCTCGTCCCTTGCTTTACCGAGGAGGCTATCGAGAAGGTGCACAATTACTTGGAGCAGGGCGGTGCAGCCAATCGCCTGAGTGCTAAATTTGTGAAGGCTCAGGAGGCGCTGGTGGAGCATCAATCTAAAATAATGCTGCCTGAGAACACGGTAAATCCTGAGCAGCATGAAGGTTGAACTGGTTAATACGGACTTTTTTGATCGGGAGGCGATACGGCTTCCCGACTATAAGGTAGGCAGGGTGTCGTATGGTAATGGGCGTAGCTATATCCGTATTATTGACGGGGATATTGAGCGTCCGTTCCGGTTATACACCTCCTTAACGACTGCCATTAACACCTGTGCCCCCATGAATCAAGGATTGCTTGAATGGAATGTAAAGCATGGACTTAAGGAGGCGGGAAGGTTGCTGAAGATTGCGCAAAATTTTGGTACATTATTGCACGTGTTGATTGGGGATTTTTTGATGATTGGAGGGCTCAATCTGGATGAATTGGACGAAAGGGTGCAGGGTTATCTTTCTACGCATGAATTTTGGGAGCCTGAATGTGCTGGATGGGCGACCAATTTAAAGTATGATCTGGTGGCTTTTGCTCAGTTCTGCTCCGATTACAATGTCAAGCCGCTTGGCATTGAGTACGTGTTATTATCTGACCGATTTGGGTACGGCACCCCCATTGACTTGGTATGCAAGATGGATGTCCCTGTTCCCGGTTTTTACGGTGATACGTATAAGTCAGGGGAGAAAAAAGGGCAGCCAAAACAAACTACCGAGCGCATCACCAAGACCGTCATTATCAACTTTAAGTCCGGAAGGCACGGGTTTTATCCCAACAATGGCATACAGGCTATTGCTGAAAAGATGCTGTGGGAAGAGAACTTTCCGGAGATTGCACTCGAAGGGGCTTATAACTGGTCGCCAAAAGAGTGGAAAATTACACCTTCTTACAACCTGAAGGATTGGGTTGGAGAGGTAAGTGAGACGGAGGTTGAGCACATCATGGGACTGGCTAAAATACGATTTGGTGAGCAGGCTATGGAGAAAGAGTACTTGTCTGTATCTGGTATGATTTACAGGGGTAAAGAACCTGCCTGCGTGTCAAAAATCGGAATTGAGGAATATTGCAGAAAGAACTTTAGCGTGTTATTGTCATGAGAAAAATACAACTTTCCTCCAATTCAGAGGACTTCATACGAAGCAACTGGTACAAGATGCCTATGTCGCAAATAGCGGCTCATTTAGGCATTGCAGTCAGTACAGTGAGGTGTTTTATCAATAGGCACGCAAAAGAGGCGCACGGGGCTCCTAATAGCGTCTGCGAGACGTGCGTTTATCCGATCAGCTATGCAAGGCATCGTGTTGAGGATATGCTGGCAAGATTACAGGCGTTAAAAACCCGGGATGTGCGTATCTATAACGAAATTGAGTACATGAGAAAATGGTTGCAGCATGTGTCTGAGATGCCGGTAATAGAGCAGGGGGATGGGTGTTGATACTCTCCCACCAACAAAAAAGCCCGGACACTATTAAGTTCCGGGCTTTTTCTTTTTTTTAGAATGGAAGGTCATTATCGGGACCCTCCTGAGATGGTGGTGGTGTAGTAGCATCTCCTCCGCTGCCACTCTTAACCCTTTTGGCGATCATCGGCCAGTCCATATCAGCCTTAATCTCCGTTACATTTTTCTCTACTCCGTCTTTATTATTGAACTTGCGGTAATTGATCTCACCGGAAACGGTAATGACATCCCCTTTACTGGCGGTTTTGGCAACATACTCCGCTGTCTTGCCCCAGAAAATGACGTTGTGCCATTCTGTCTTCTCTACCCACTCCTCACCTTTTTTAATGCGAGAGGTGGTTGCTACTGAGAGGCTCACCATATTGGTTGATCCTGCTGCTTTTAATTCGGGGTCTTTGCCCACGTGTCCACATAGAAATACTTTGTTCATAGGTTTTATAATTTAAGTTAGTTGTTTTTATGTTTTACGCTGCCGCCTCCAATCTTTGTATGAGTCGCCACACAGTTGATGCGCTCCATTTGCCACCTTTAGAGGTATGGAACCCTTTGTTATTGAGTTCGTCTGCAACTTTATCGTAGGGTAGTCCCTGTTTTTTGAGTAGCGATGCGTGTGCTGCTGCTCGTTCGTTGTCAGGAGAAAGTCGGGCTTTCTCGGCCTGTACTCTTGCGCCAATGACACGACCGGATTGGCTAAATTTCTCAGGATTACCCAGTGTGACACCTTGCTTTTTGAGCGCCGTCAGTGCTGCTTTAGTTCTGATAGAGATGAGTTCCCTCTCCCGCTCGGCAAAGGCAAAGTAAAGGGTCAGCATGAAACGGTCGGGTTTGCCGGGCAGGTCACAAAACTCAATTTGACCCGGTAGCCAGTCAAGTACCGTAAGTCCATCCTTTACATCACGGCTCAACCTGTCTACTTTAGCGACTACGAGCGTATAGCCGTTGGTTTTACAGCACTCAATCGCCTGTTTTAGTATGGGTCTGTCGGTGATGGTTTTAGCCGATTCAACCTCAATAAATTCTTGCTCCAATTTAGGGTAGAAACGGGCAACGATTTGCTGCTGCGCTTCGAGTCCCAGTCCGGAGTCCCCCTGCTTTTTGGTGGATACTCGGTAGTATGCTACGTATTTCATGGTGTTATGTCGTTATTTCACTTCAAAATATTTCAGATAATACTCCTGCTCACTATCAGATTTGCCTTCTATGCAAATGATGTCGGTCTCGTGCAGGTGCAGGTTGATGGCGTAAATGTCCAGTACGAGGAAGGACGTAGGTGAGATGCGCATTGCATAGCACGGTGTTCCGCTGCATTCACTGACGGATATGGTTTCGAGAATATGCCAAGCGTATTTGCCGTCATCGTCACGTGTCGCAACGATATGGAGCGTGTCGCCTATGCTGATCTCGTTACCTTTCCAGTCGGTCATGGCTACTTAAGTGCTGCTAATGCTTTTTGCAACAAAAGGTCAACCATTTGACTGAAAGACCTTTTTTCCTTTTCTGCTATTTTCTTTACCGAGCGAACAGTGTCGCTGTCAATTGTTGCTGATATTACTTCTTTAGGCATTTGTTGTGTTTTAAAATTAAGTTTCGATTAGTGGATTTGAACCAATGACCCCCGCATTATCAGTACGGTGCTCTACCAGACTGAGCTAAATCGAAAGTTGTCCTGTTAGGGGTCGAACCTAAACTCTCCTGAACCAAAATCAGACGTGTTGCCAATTACACCACAGGACAAAGCCTTGCTATCTAAGCATATTCTCAAGTTGCTTAATGGACTTACCCTTCAAGGACTCGTCTTGCTTTTCAGCAATAAGTGAAATGATTTTTTTGTTGTGCTCTTTGATTTCCTGAGCCTCTGCCATCGCTTCTTGCTCTGCAACCAGTGTGTTGAGAATGTCAATCACTAAATCGAAGCGCAATTTAGCGGTTTTGTCTTTCGTAGATGTTTTCACTAAGAAAGATTTTTTTGCAGACTGCTTGTGCTCAATTTCAAGAGATACGGCTAAAGCGTCGAGCTCATCGAGGGATAAATCCCATAATTGCTCTACTGATAAGAGTCCTTTAGTAGTTTGGAATCTTAGTTTTTGCTGACTTGCTAATTTGAAGTTGTCCATGTTCTTAGAATTTAATTTTTATTACTCGTTTATGTGATCCTTGAAGTTTTACTATCAACTCATCTCTAACTGTTGCGTTAAAGCCAAGTCCTGAAAGTTGTTTATCTGATGGCGGTATCATATTAGTTGCTCCTAATACCTCTAAAACTTTACGATGTTGCGCTAATTCGGGTAGTAAATTTTCATTATGAAAACCCCTGATAGGTACAGGCGACTTACAACCGTCAAGCATAAAGAAATAATGTTTATTGCCGACATTGTTTTCACCCCAATGATTAGGCGAAAGGCACACTAAATTTACTTTATGGAACTGGTTTGTTTCAAGCCCGTAAAGTTCTTTAGATGCGGAGCTTTCAGGTAAGTGGTGCTTTATATCCATTTTACCATCCTTAACTATAACGGTAGCTACCATTACAACCTGACCACCTGCAAGGGGATTGGCATAATGGTAGTTGAATACATTACCATCAAACTCTATTTCAACCTTAAATCCCCTGTTGGCACTTCCGCAGTAATTTCTTACATAGAAGTGATACTCCATATCCTTTAACTTGTCCTGCCAAGTAATATTTTCAATTCCTACTTTTGCAGGGCGAATCATATCTACATCAAGCCATCCTCCGGTGAACTGTGATTTTTTATTCCCGAAAAAGATTTCAGAGGCTCTTGATTCTCTGCAATGCAGGTCAAGATCAACAATACCTAATGTTTCCGCATCATTCCATTGGAGTGAGCATCTTAAAACACCTTCGATTTTACCTCCGGCATTTTTCACATTCTCTTTTATCTGTGACTTACCTGCTAAGTTGCCGTTAAAAGTCCACGAGTAGTTATTGTTCCACTTGAATATAGGCTTTGAGTCCTCGTTTGCCGTTGTTAATGAAACTAAGTTGCCAGACTGCGAGTTAGATAAAAAGGCTTCTACTGCGGTGCAGGTAGGTAGAATGTCTTTCATGAATTTATCAATAGAGACTTCCTCTACTCCATCAAATTCGCTTCTTTTGTGGCGAGTTGAGGTTGATTTTACTCCGTCGAAAATAGAGACTGGCTTCATTTTACCATCGCCTACATTGGCGTGTAATATCTCCGACACTTTAATGTCGTCAATGGTGGCAAATCTCCTGTTAAATGATGCCTCAAAGCCACTCTCTTCTACAAATTGTTTTGCTTCTTCAATTTGTTTTTTAGTGATAGGTGCAGTAGCTTTCATGTAGTTTGCAGGATCAACTCGCTTGTTCCATGACTGGCAGGCTTTATTAAGTTCTTCGCCCTCTGAGAGTTCGCTGCATAGCGTTCCGATTAATTCATTTTTAAACTTGGCGAATGGTAGCTTGTAAGATTTTACCCAACACCACGAGTCTCTTTGAGTTGCGGGCAGTAAGTTATACTCTTGTTTTAAAGGAATAATTTGCTCAATCTTAAACAGGTGGGTCGCTCCATCAAGTAGTGACCCTTGATTAATTAAGTCCTTTACTAAATAAAGCGTGTCAAGCGAAATAGTTTCCATTGTTTTTTGGAAAACGTTTTTAGCGTCACGATACTGCCCCATAATAGACTCAACAGATACTCCGGTTGTATCAACAAATTGCCTGTCAACGAATAGGTGCATATGGTTGAATGTGCGAACTTCGTTTGGCTTTACTACTCCATATTTCTCTGCTTCTTCTTTGGTGTACCTCTTAACATTACTTGCTACACCCAACTGAAACCCCTTACTTGATTTGCTGCAAGATTCGTATGGTAATGAGTTTAACTCAGTAAATGTTTCAAAGAAAACTTCTGTAATTGTCGACGCTTTGATTTTGCTTGAAAGAATGCGTGATGTGGCAGCAAATTCTTCATCACAGTCGACGTCAAACATGGTTTCGATTTGGTAGTCGCCATTTACAGAAACGATATTACCATACCTGCGAATAAAATTTTTGCAGTGGTTGCAATTTTTTGTTGTGCTATTTGGGTCTCTAAAAACTGGGTTGTTTTCTTTTAGGAAAGAACTTATGTATAAGTCCCAAACTTCGTGCCCTGTTAATGCGACTCGAAATAATTTGCCGCTTGTTTGCATAGAGGCAAATTTAGCTTGTAATTTTTTGTTAAAGTCAATCATGGTCGTAGTGGTTTAATTAATTATGCAAATATATGTATATCTATTTGAAATAAACAAGAACTATGCGAAATAAAGTTATCAACATCTCATCCCCTCCCTTACTCTGTCCGCCTCCTCTTTGGTATTGAACGGTATAATCTTGCCTCCAAAACGCACAGGGAGCCATCTGCCGTTGCGCTTAACTTCGATGCGATACTTGATAAGGGTGCGGGCTTCAGATGCGTTATAGGGAATGGTGCGGGTGGTCATGCTTGTTCTTTTTTCTGTATTGTTTTCCAAATGTCGGGAAATTCGGCGGTGTTTGCCTCGGGTATGTACCATTCTCCGTCATTAAAGTAAATGAATCCTTCGTTGCGATACGGTGTTTCGGAGCCAATGTCAAAGTCATCGAATGTGACTGCATCTCCGTGTTTTATAGGTGTTCCGTCCGGGTATTTAGGGTGGAGTGGCATGTTATTGGATAGGTAATTTGTGATAGTTGAGTGTGCCGTTGGTTCTAAGTCGGAATTGAACGTAAATGTTGGCTTTGTCGTCGGTGTGGAAGCCGGTAACGATGACGTGGTTGACGCCAATGTACTTTAAGTCGAAAACCGCTTTGCCTTCTTGCTGCATCTTTAATAGCTGCGTGTGCGTGTTATGGGCAGCAGCAATGGCGATGTCATGGTGCCGTAATGTAATGGCTTCGGATCGGAGCAACGACTGGATGCGGTGTATACGTTTAGTCAGCCAGGCGTCCGGTGTGGTTTCGTGGGTTATCATAATTGCGTGGGGGTTAAGACCAAAATTCTTCTTTAGAAACAAGCCCTGATAAAATAAGCGCATAAAGGATTGATTTCAATGCCTCTATTTGCGTGTCTCGGTCTGAATCTGCATCAACAAACTGAATCTCTTCGCACATAAATACATTACATGGCCGCTCCATGACTGGCTTGTTTTCTTTAAAGAAAATGCCATACTCAAGCATAAATCTGTATTTGCCTTTAAACTTTTTATATCCAAAGCGAGGATCAGCGTAAGTCTTGTCAGTTGCGTCGTCTTCCCATATCTTAAAATCCCAATCAGGATTTTCGCTCGTGGCCTTCATTTGCTGCAAACACTTTAATATGGTTGTTTTATTTATGCATTCATTAGTTGAGCCGTGTGTTATAAATTCC